TGGTCTTGTTCTTGATGACCTTCATCGAACCCTCCTCAGTTGGAGGTCTTCGCCGTCATGCCGGCCATAGCCGGACGCGCCGACCCTTTGCCGAACATCTTGCCCTTGCCGCCGGCGATGAACTTGCCGCCGTCGCCCGAAGTTACCTTGCCGGTAACGCCCGCAGCTTTTGGCCCGGCATGCTGCTTGCCGAACATCTTGGTGTTGCCACCCTTGGGGAACTTGCCCCCGCCGTTGCCGGCGCTCACCACTTTGCTCTTTGCCATTATCCCACGCCTCCTGCGATGCGGGTTCGCGGACCCATATCCGCTGTCACATTGCCGCCGTTCGGGCCTTGCGACCCTTGGGCTGCTGCGGCTTGCTCGCCCATCCCGGCGTGGCCGGGCATCCCTTGCGCCTGTGCGACGGCCGCTGCTTGCGCCTGCATGGCGGCAAGCTCGTCGTCGCTCGGCACGATCTCTTCGCCGTCGAGGCCGATAGTCTGCGATACGGAGCGCAGAATTGCCGCCCGGCCTTTCGGCCCAACGATCTGCGCGTCAATCGGATTGGCGGTGATTTGCAGGAACTCAAGCTGCCGGCTGCGCTGCGTTTCGCGCTGCACGGCGACATTGACGCCTTTCACCTCGACTTGCTCCTGCCCGGTCAACAGGCCGGACGTATCCGTCAGAAGCAGCATGTCCATGAGCTGCTGAAGCAGCGGACCAAACACGTCGCGGTCAATGTTCGCCGCCACGGTCTGCAGGATCTTCGACGCGTTGTTCATCAGCATCGAAAGTCCGGACGCCGTGCGCCCGGCTCCCGCGCCGGCCCCGCCCCCGGTGATGTATTTGGGGATAGCCGAAATGTCGTCCGCAAGGTTGTTCAACCACTGATACACTTGGATCAGTTCGTTGGCGTTGGACTGCGGCTGAAAGAATGTAATCGGCGGTTGACTGGAATTGGAAAGCGGATCGCTTTGCACGAGCCAGCGTTTCCACGGATACATATCTTCCGCATCTTCCATCGCGGCAAGGCGGTCTGCATTGACGACCACTTGCGGGCCAGACGAGATCGAAAGGTTATTGACGAGGGCGCGCAGCGTTGCATTCGTCGCTTCCTGAATGTCGGCGAGAAGGTCGGTGAGGCCATTGCCAAGCGGCGTGCCCGGCACCTTCTCGAAACTCGTCATGAAGTAGGGGTGGCGCTTGCGCGGCGATGGAGAGAGCTGCACCTTGATGACGTAGTTCCCAATGACCCAAGCCTGCACGAAATAGTCGCGAAGCGGATCGGGAACCTGTTTCTCGTCCATGCCGTAATCCATCAGCATGCGGCCTTGGACGTTCCCGTGAAACTCAAGGCATGTGATCATGCCTGACCGGTTCATGAACGGATTTTCGCGACTCTCGATTATCGCGCGCTCGGTATCCGTCGAGTCCCAATTGTCGGCTATGCCGCCCCGGCCATACTCGTCCAGCACAGAGCGGATGGCGTCGTGGTTGTAGCCGGGCAGGTCGAGAAGATCGTTCAGGTCGGCGCGCGTCACGCGCGTCTTCTCGATGATCTGGGCGTCCTCGATGTCGGCGACGCCCGGCGTCCACCACAAATCGAATGGCGAAACACGCGTCCAGAACAGGCGCGCTTTCTGCTCCACATTCGCTTGACCGTTTGACCATGTGACGGTGGGGACGATCTTGACGACCGGCCCTTTGATGCAGGCAAAGGGGAAGATGGGTATGTCGACAAGAAATTCTGCGAGCGCCTTGTAGAACCCGCCTTGGTCAAGCAGTTCGTCGATCTTGTCTTCAGCGATTTTCGCTTGGTGCTTGGCCTTTTTCTTTGACGCCTCGCGCGCGCCTTCCATGAGCTGCATGACGCGGTCGCGGATCATGTCGACGCCGATCTGCTGGCCGGACTGCGCCTGCACCTGACCGATCTCGGCCTGCACGAACTGGTTGATCTGATCGACGATGTTCTGCGGAATGTCGGGGTCGGCCGGCGGGGCCAGACCCCATGATCGTTCCGGGGAAAGATAAACGTCGCGAAGCAGCGAAGACGCGCCGCGACATTTCTGCGCGATCATGCGCGCGTAAATCTCAGACCCGCCGAACTTCCGGATGTCGGCCAGCTTGGATGGGTCGTATAGCCCGCTGAACGCGCGCATCGCGTCGAGCAAACGCGTCGACCATCCGGCAGACGTGTTGTTCCGGTGATTTCGGAACGCCTCATACTGCGTGCGGATAAATGCGCCGAGATCCGTGATCTCCAGCGCCTCTGCCGCTGCAGCGTCTTCAAGCTGCGCTTTTTGTTTCGCCTGCCGCTGAAGCTGCGCTTCGAGATCGGCGGGGCCGACAACGCGCAACACACCCATGTTCGGAAGTGTCTCGACCATACCGGCATGAATACTTTATATCTGTTGAGTTGAAAAGCATCTTTCCCCAAAGGAAACAGTGTTATGGAAGTAACCGTCGCGAAACCTCAAGAGATCGACGAGCTAACACTACTGAAACTTTCACGCGAAATTGCCAAAGACATACACCCCATCGAAACTATACTGGAACGGTTCGAAATTAGTCCCATACTATGGGCAGAAATATCCGAGATGCCGCACTTCAACGCGCTGCTAAAGAGCGAGCGCGAGGCGTGGCATTCGGCGAGCAACACGCAGGACAGGCTGCAGCTAAAAAGTTTTTCTCTGATCGAAGAAGCGCTCCCCGAATTTTACGAACGCGTCCACGACCCGCGCGAACCCCTCATCGCAAAGGTCCGAGCGCTTGAAGTGATCGGTAAATTCGCCGGAATTGGCGCACGGAACGACGGTGGGGGAGGGGGAGACGGCGTCCGCGTCACGATCAACCTCGGATCGGACAAGCAAATCACCTTCGAAAAAGACATTACCCCGCAGGTAATCGAGGGTGACATTGATGGATGACATTACTTACACAGCGCCGCCCACATGCAGCCGGTTTATGGGGTCAAATGCGTTCGGGCGCATCATCGCCGGCCCGGTCGGCTCCGGAAAAACCACTTCCTGCCTGTTCGAGCTGTTCCGGCGCGCATGCGAGCAGCAAAAAGCGGACGACGGCTACCGATACACCCGCTTCGCCATCGTCAGATCGACCCTGAAGCAGCTCAAAGACACGGTTTTGAAGGATATTCAGAGCTGGCTGAAGGGAATGGCGGACTATCGGGTCAGCGAAAACACGGTTTACATCCGTTTTGGCGACGTCCGCAGCGAATGGCTGCTCATCCCCCTCGAAACGCCCGAAGATCAGCGCCGTTTGCTGTCCATGCAGCTCACAATGGCGTGGCTTTCGGAGAGTATCGAGATGCCATACGCCCTTGTGTCGCCGCTCGCCGGCCGTCTCGGCCGTTACCCCTCGGGTAATCTCGGCACAGCGTCGTTTTTCGGCTGGATCGCGGACACGAACATGCCCTCAGAGGGGTCGGACTGGCATGCTGTGATGACCGCCCCGCCGCCAGACGTGCAAGTTTTCATCCAGCCGGGCGGAATGGAGCCAAATGCAGAAAATTTGGAGTGGCTCGTGCAGACGCCGGAGACGCGCAAGCTGCCACTGAACACGGAAGAAGGGTTGGCGGCGCGGCGCGCGCAGGGTCGCACCTATTACGAACGCTTTTTACGGTCTGCGTCGCCGGAATGGTGCAAGCGTTACGTCCACGCGGAGTATGGCGACGACCCGTCCGGCACCGCCGTGTTCCGCGAGACGTTCAAGCGCGCGTTCCACGTCGTCGACAGCCTCGAACCGGTCTCCTCTTTCCCCCTCATCGTCGGTCAGGACTTCGGCCGCGACCCTTGCAGCGTGATTTGCCAGCTCGACCACCGGGGCCGGCTGCTCGTGCTGGAAGAAGTGATGGCCGAGGATCTGGGGTTGGAACTGCACGTCGAGCGAAATCTGCGCCCGGCGCTCATGAAGGAGCGCTACTTGGGCAAATCAGTCGCCATCATCGGCGACCCAGCCGGCGTTGCGAAGGGCAGCATAGCGGAAGAGACAAGTTTCGACGCGCTGAAGCGCATGGGCTTTATGGCGTTCCCGCGCCGACGAACGATCTGGACCCGCGACTGCGCGCCGTCGAAGCGTATCTGATGCGGCATGTCGAGGGCGGGCCGGCGCTGCAACTGGACGGCAAGCGTTGCCCGACGCTGGTGCGCGCGCTGGACGGCGGCTATCGCTTCGGAAGGAGCAAGACGGGCCTGCGCAAGAACGTCCCCGACAAGGGCAACGGCCCGTATTCGCACATTGCGGACGCCCTTCAATACGCCTGTCTGGCGGCGCACGGCGGCATGGTCGGCATGATCGGGAGCAGATTGGGCGGTCGCATGAGAATGCGCGACCGCCCAAGGATCAGCGTAGGCGGGTGGACCTAAGCAATACCCGTCAGGTTCTCAAGGTCTTCCTCCGACGGGTCGCGACGCGAACTGCGGTCGATCCACGCCTGAACGTCCGACTGACGGTAAAAAACGGCGCGCCCCAGCTTTATGTAGGCCGGGCCGCGCTTTTCCGCGCGCCACTGCGCAAGCGTGTGCGGCGTAATTTCCAGCATCAGCGCAACATCCTCGACCGAGAAAATCCCGATCTTGCTTCTCAACTCTGCGCCCATCTTAGATCCCCTTTCGCGACAATCGGCCGCACGGGAAATATAGCCGGTATCGGCTATGGCGCAACTGGAAAGTATCGAAAAAGAGTCGGCGTTTCAGTAGGTTACGCGGAGGTGATTCGTGGGTTTTGCTAGCGTGTGGCGCTAATATGACAACTTTTTAGGCAAATCTAACCCCCGCGCAACCCTCATCTAAGAACCCAAAAAGATCCCAACGGCTACGGTTTGAGAATTTAAGTTCTTGTTTTTATTGGTGCCGGTTGAGGGATTCGAACCCCCGACCTACTGATTACAAATACTATCTCGCCGTTTTTCGGGGTATTGATTACCTGATTGTATGTATCAAAAATGGGTCGATTGTTAGGTTGTGTGAAGGTGTTACGGGGTTTATGTATTGGGAACCTGTCAGCGTGTAATCTGTGTGCCGCTGGCGTCTAGGAACCCATTAGGAACCCATGCGCATCACCGACCCTGTTACCGTGAAAGCGTTGCGCGAACTGCGGCCGGGCCAAGAGCTGGCCGACGGAGCGTGCCGGGGGCTGCGCGCCCGAGCGCGGGAAAAGGGCATCGTCTGGTCGCTGCTGGCGGTGGACAGCGACGGCAGGAAGAAGCGCATCGAGATCGGCAGATGGCCGGAGACAGGCGTGGTCGAGGCCCGGCGCATGGCGGAGGAGCTGCGCTTGGCGATCCGGCGCGAGCGCGCGCCCGTCGGCCGCATGACGCTCGGCGACGTGCTGCAGCTCTATGAGGCGGAAGGGCCGGCGCTGAAAGGCGTCAGTTGGGCGAAGGACGGGCGCAAGCGCATCCTCAACGTCTTCGGCGCGCTGCTGGGCGAGCGGGCAGGGGAGCTGGCGGCGGCGCAGCTCCTGCGGGCGGCGGACGCACACGGCAGCATGGCGTCCGCCGGCGCGGCCATAAGGTATCTGCGTCCGGCGCTGCGCTGGGCGGAGAAGCGGGCGTATGTGCCGGGCGGCGTGTGGTCCGGACTGGAGGGGGCGCACGCCCCGCCACGCCGCGACCGTGTCCTTTCGGAACAGGAGCTGGCGCAGGTTCTGCGCACGCTCGGCAACGACGGGCACGACGGCGCGGTCCGCATGATGCTCTACACGGCATGCCGGCGCGAGGAGGTCTGCGCCATGCGGTTCGAGGACATCATCGAAGACGTCTGGTATGTGCCGGGCGAACTGCGCAAGAACGGACGGCCGCACGTCGTCCCGCTGACCCAGCAGGCGCTGCGCGTGGTCGGCGCGCAAGGGCGCATCTCCGGACAGGTCTTCTTGGGGGCGAAAGGCAAGCCGCTCGACAATTGGGACCGCTGGCAGAAGAAATTTTTTGACAGGTCAGGGACTTCGGGCTGGCACCGGCACGACCTCCGCCGGACGGCGGCGACGCTGATGGGCGACCACGGCGTCCTTCCGGCAATCGTCGAGATCGTCCTCGGCCATGCCGAACCACACTCGGCGCTGGCCGGCGTCTATAACAAAAGCCGGTATGCGAAGGAGCACGTCGAAGCGCTGCGCGTCTTGGGCGACGTGCTGCAGGGGATGGAGATCCGGGCGCGGCGCGCGCACTGATCAGTGCAGGTAAAGATCCAGCCGGGACGCGGACGCCCCGCCGTAAGTCATTGGCCGGGCGCAGGAGAACTTGGCTTCGCGCCCGCGCTCGTAATAGATCTCGTTGAACTCGCCCCCGCGCGCCCGGCAGAACTCGGCGAGCTTGGGATACAGCGTCGCCTTGTCCTCGTAGCTCCTCATCCCATACTCATCCCGCCCAAGGCTCACAGGCGCAGAGTCTGCGCACCCGGCAAGCGGGGCGGCAAGGGTCAAGGCGAGGGCGAGAAGGGGGGCAGGGCGCTTCATCATGGCGCATAAATAGCCCCACTTCGAGATGTATTCAACCTCGCCATAACATGCTGCGAACCCGCCCCAGCGCGGCCATCCACCCCTGCATGAAGGCAAGGCTGTTCTCCTGCATAGCCGCCCGGTCGCCGGCGGTGGTCTGCATCGCCTTCTCCACTTTCGCCAGCAGCGCGCGCTTGGTCCGGTCGATCTCCTCCGCCAGCACCTTGGGGAACGCGGTCTTGAGCGTTTGTTCCCAGCGCCCGGCAAACAATGCGTCCGCCTGCTCCATCGCCTTCTTCTGAATGGCGACGCCATACATGCCGGGCAAGCGCTCCCAGAACTCGCGCGCGCCGGAAGAGATCGGCATGCCGGGCGGCAGCGACACTTCTCCCGTTTCGTGATTGATGACGATGTTGCCGTGCGCCGTATGGATCACCAACGGCGCGGGCGCGGGCGCGGGGATTGTGTGGTTCGAATAGACCGGCGATCCGAGAACGTGAGGACGCTGATCTACGGTCCATATGGGACCGGCGGCGGTGTTGGGTGTAAGCCCGGCAAGGATGGATGTTTTGTCGTAAGTCGGCATGCTGCACCTCTTGGGTTGGTTTTAGTTAGTATCGGATAGTTTTCAGTATTTACAAGTGGGGGTTTGGTTTTACGTAAGTTGTAAGTTTGTTGTGGTTTGGTGGTGTGAAGGTGTTAGTTTGTTATTTTGGAAAATATATTTCTGAACCACCTAACAAAGGCGCGCGCCCCCCGCCACCCCCTGTCCAGATACCCGCCCGGGTAGCCGCTCCCCATTCCCGTAGTTGTAGGACGGAGCGACAAGCGGGCGAATGGTAAGCCCCCGCTCCCTCTCGCGAGGTTCCGGCTGACCTGCTCAGCATGGCGTGACAAGGGCGCGACGATACGCCCTCGTGAATATACGCGGCTCTTATAGGCTGGCGGGCGCTCCGGGTGCGCTGACTTATCAAAAAACCCGGCGAGCAACCCTCGCCCCTGACATACGCACGCGGTCACTGTGTCGGGAACCGGACAAAGCCGGGCGCAGAAGGTTGACGTGCGATCCAAGGGAACGCTGCGCCTGACAAGCGCGCACCATGGAAAGGGCTAGGCCCCCGATCAATATCTCGGGACTGCCGGACAAAAATTGCGCGCCCCGTCGTGTTGTCCGGAATTTCTACGGGACGAAATTGCGCCGCCTTGCGTTTGCGGGCGGCGCGTTTGGCAATTTTCAACGCCGATACATTCCAACCTCACGGGGTAACAACATGGAAATCTACCGCTATTACTACGGTCGTTATGCGAGCGAAGCTGCGACTGAAGAACATATCGCCATGCGCCTTGCAATTGGGCTTTGGTTCTGGCGTCCGGGTGACTTTACTCGGAATTGGTAACTTATTGCGCTAGTGTAATTACACTAGCGCGTTAGGCAATTTTCACCACGCTTTAAGATTGCCAAATCCAAACGGCTCTAACGCTGTTACCCATAGGAGTAATCACATGGACGCTGTCAATACGCAACTCACGAACCAAGTCTCGACGCTCAACGACATTATCAACAAGACGCGCGAGCATGCGCGCAATCAGGGTCGCGGCGCAAACGCGCGCGCCAATTGGTTGGTTGATGTTGTCCACGCTGCATCCGATGGCGTGCTCGATACAGTCAAGCGCAACAAGGCTGGCGCGGAAGATAAGAAGAATGGCAAGGATCACGCGACGCTTCTTTATGAAGAGTATGTCGCCGTCTGCTCCGAGGCCAATCGTCACGACGCCAAGACCGTCATCTCGAAAGCGTCCAATCTCCGCAAGGGGATTGAGATGGGCAATCGCAACGACATTGATGGGCGTTGGGTCATCAATACAGCCGTGGCGGAGCGTGACAACCTCACGGGTAATGAGGGCGTCGCACTCATGCCCGCGTTCGAAGCGTTCAATGCTGTCATCCGCGAGCAGATGAAATCCGACGTTGAGTTGACGCGCGAAGAGATCCGCGACGCCATGATCAAGGGCGAAGAGAAGGATAAAGACGCGGGCACATACATCCGCGCGGCGCTCAAGCAAGTCGAAAAAGCCTATGAACTCGACAAGGGGCCTGCCATCGCGGAAGCGTTGGATGCTGTGAATGCTGCGCTTGCGTGGTGCTCTGCGCAGGCGGAGCACCACGCGGCGGTGCGGGCGCTTGCTGAGGCTCAGGCCAAGGCGGCGTCGCTTGGTCTGACGCTCTGACTACCCCAAAAAGTAACCCCCGCCGAACCCTCGGTGGGGGGTCACCTGTTACCTTGCGCCTGCAAGGTAACAGGCTTTGAAGTCGCTGTCAAGCGTAGCCGTAGGGGAAAGAGGCGGCAGCCGCGTGCGCTAAGTTATTGATAACATTGATTGATCTATTTTTACAGCGTGTAAGTTATTGCTTTCTATATATATCTGCAAACAGATATATTAATCTATTTTCTGCTAAATATATTTCCTTTCCTTTTTTCTCTTACAGCCATGCCTACGCTTTTCCCGGCTCACACTCTCACACGCTCACAAGCTCTGCCATTACGATACCCCGCTCTCTAAGAAATTAGAATTACAGAATTAAATCATTTTACCTTGAACAGTGTAAAATCAAACACATAAATTCTGCTGAAAATACTAACCTTAGCAGTAAAACGCGCAGAATATTGCGCTCTCATCGCGCTTCGTGCCGTTTTTGAGGCCAAAAGTGGGGGGTCACCTGTTATGCTGTCCGGGCAGCATAACAGGCTAACAAGTCGCATTCAAGCGTAGCAATAAGAAAAACGACCCGACCCTCGAAAAAAATTCCAACGCTACAGCAAAGCCGACGCTGCGCCGGTTACCTAAAAGGGTAACTCGCGGAGCGCCACTGCGCGCCCCGTTAACCACGCCAACCCCCAACCCCACGGAGTAACGCCATGCATATCACGCTCAACTTCGCCGTCGAGAAAGAGACCAAGGGCGCTGTGCGCTATGCCGAAGTCGGTGCCGACGGCAAGTCCGCCTTCGCGCCGCAGATCGGCACGCTCTACGTGCGCAAGTCCGCCATGTCCGACGGCAATGTGCCGCAGCGCTTGCAGATCGAGATCACAGCCGTGCCGAACGGCTGGACGAGCATTGAAGCGTAACACGCTCACACCACGCGGGTTACCCACCAAGTAACCCGCGCCCGCCGCCAACCAACCCGGAGGGGTAGAAGCTGCGTCTTGTAATCTCTGATAATCTGTCCTAATATACGCTTATGGACAAGAGATTGGTCAAGATTGGCGAAGCCGCCGCAATGATTGGCTCGACCCCGGCGACCCTTCGCAAATGGGAAGAGACCGGCGAATTGCTGCCTGCCCGCAAGACGAAAGGCGGCACGCGCTATTACGCCGTGTCCGACCTTCTCGGCCTTGGCGACGCAGATGCTCCAACCATCGGTTATGCGCGCGTCTCGTCTCATGACCAGAAGGCGGACCTTGAACGCCAGCAAGCAATGCTTGAAGCCTACTGCGCGGCGAAAGGCTGGCGCACCGAGATAATCAAGGACCTTGGCTCCGGCATGAACTACCGGAAGAAGGGCCTCAACAAGCTGCTCGAAATGATCCTGCGGCGGCAGATGCGTCGTCTTGTGATAACCCACAAGGATCGCCTCCTGCGTTTCGGTTCCGAGCTTGTGTTTGCCCTGTGTGAAATTCAGGAAATTGAGATTGTGATTATTCACAAAGGCGATCAGCCTTCCTTTGAGGAGGAACTTGCCAAGGACGTGCTGGAGATTATCACCGTCTTTTCCGCCCGCCTCTACGGCGCGCGCAGTAAGGAAAACAAGCAGATCATGGACACGCTGCAAAGAGTGATCGACGACGTGGAGAAGAAGTAGCCAATGCTTCTCGCCCACAAAATCGCTCTCGACCCGAACAAGGCGCAACGCGACTATTTCGCCCGCGCCTCGGGAACGGCGCGATTTGCCTACAATTGGGCGCTCGCCGAGTGGCAGGCTCAATACAAGGCTGGCGGGAAGCCTTCGGACGCATCGCTGCGCCGCCAGTTGAACGCGATCAAGCGCGAGCAATTTCCATGGATGTTCGACGTCAGCAAGTGCGCCGTGCAAGAGGCTATTATCGACCTCGGGACAGGCTTCCGCGCCTTCTTTGAAAAGCGCGGCAAATATCCTCGGTTCAAACGCAAGGACGACCGCGCCAGCTTTTGCGCCGCCAATGAGGCCGGGACGTTCAGGAGCGACGGGAAGCGCATCAAGCTCCCTATCGTCGGTTGGGTGCGGATGCGCGAATATGTGCGCTTCTCCGGGCCGTTGAAGCGCGCCACCGTGTCCAAGGACGGCAACCGCTGGTTTGTGTCCCTGATGGTCGATACCGACGACGTAAAGCCCGCCGCGCAGCCTTGTGCGGAGGTTGGCGTTGATCTTGGCGTCTCGGCGTTGGCGACGCTCTCGACCGGCGAGACGATCAGCGGCCCAAAGGCGCACAAGGCCGCTCTGAAGCGCCTGCGGCGCGCCAATAAGGCGCTGGCCCGCAAGCGGAAAGGCTCGGCCAATTTCCGCAAGGCGAAGCGCCGGCTGGCCCGCCTGCATTCCCGGATCGCCAATATCCGCAAGGATGCAACCCACAAGCTGACGACGCGCCTCGCCAAGACACATACCGTGATCGGCATTGAGGATTTGAACGTTAAAGGCATG